GAGTTCTTCGTCCATCTGAGCGTCGGCGGCCTCTTGGCGGCTTTTCTCGATGGCCTCGAACCGTGAAAGTCTTTCCGTGATCGGAGCGAGCTTTTGTTCAAGCGGCTTCGCAATCTCCGGATATTCGGCGGCCAGTTCCGCAAGCGGATCGGCGGCCTCGCCTTCCTTGGGAGGGGTAGCGGGCTGTCGCGAAGCAGCCTCGTTCCGCTCCTGAAGCCTGCGGGTATAGGAGGCGATGCGGCCACTGATCGAGCGGCGGGCATGCTCCGTTGTCGCAGACTCTAGCGCCTTGACTTGGGCGTCGTGGGCGGCCTTCAGATCAGGCGGCGCATCGGCCCAGATGTCTTGGTCTTGAGGCTGATCGGCGGCGGGCTCCTGCGCTGGAGCGGCCTCCTTGTCAGCGGGCGCATCATTATCCCTTTCGGGCTTTTCTGCAAACTGGTCACCGTCGACCGGCTTTTCGTCCTTCTCGGCGGCTTCAAATTCTGCCCAGAGTTCGGCCTCGGTCTTCTCTACCGGAGGCTTCTCCACGGGCTTCTGTTGTGCTTGGTCGCTCATCGTTTCCATCCCTCGTTTTTCTTCAAATCCCGCTGCGGTCGCGGGAGCGTAATTCCTGTGGCGGCGCGATCTTCACCACCGCCGGCTTGACCATGTCGAGTAGCTCTCGGCATGTCGAAATGCGACCACGGATGAACTGGCTCTCGCCATAACCCTGATCGTTCTGCTCGAGACGCGCGCGGCCCTGCTCGATGATCTCGTGGCACTTGGCGGCCACCTCGCGCCATGTGTCGGTGTAGGCGTCGACTGTCATGCCGCTGCTCCTTTCTTCGCCTTGCCGTTGGATTTCGGTTTCGAGCCGCCGCTGACATAGCCGCCGGACGATGTCGGCACCTCGCCGCGCGCGCGGGCCTCCTTGGCGTTCTGCTGCTCGATGGCGACTTCGGAGGCGAAGATGCGTTCCTTCGATCCGACGTCGATCTCCTTGCCGGCCAGCATCGCCTCGAGTTCCTGCACCGACATGTTCAGCTTGCCGGCGAGTTCGTTCATCTTGGCGTCGTAGGAGAGCTTGGCGATGCGCTCCTCCGAGGCGTTTTTCTGGTTGGCCAGAGACGCCTGCAGTTCGAGCCTCTGGTTCTCCAGCGCCAGCTTGCGCTCGTCGGATGCCGACTTGGCCTCGGCCGCAGCCAGCGCCTCGTTCTCGGCCTGCGCCGCCGCCAGCACGGCGTCGATCTCGTCGTCGGACAGCATCACCTCGTCGGCCGGGATCATGTGGGCTTGGAATATCTTGCGCAGAAGTTCGCGGTTGCGGAGCATCGGCCCGTAGATCGGATGGCCGCCCATCTGCATGGCGATCTGCATCAGGTTCTGGGCCTGAAGCTCGCGCATCAGGAGCACCGAGGAACCGCGCGCGTCGATCTGGAAGTCGCCCTTGATCTCGGGCTTCTCCGAAAACTGCATGTTCCAGTCGTAGGCGCGGCGGATGTCGGGCGTGGTGACGTCGTCATCGAAATTCTTGACGATGGAGCGGAACACCACGTTGGCAGAGTTGTGCAGCAGCGCCGTGCCGAGCGCCGTCTGCTGGACGTTGTGGACGCCGACCTCGCCCTGCTGCCCCTGCATCACCTGCGGCACCGCCGACATCTGGTCGATCAGCCGTTCGCACAAATTGATGATGTTCAGGAGTTCGACCTGCCGGCTCTCGATGTGGAAAAGCTGGAACGGCGGGTTTTCTTTCGGGATGCCATTTTTCGCGGTCCAGATTTTGCGCGGCTTGAGCTTGTAGCTGCCGTCTTCGGGCTCGATGTTCTGCAGGTCGATGATCACCTGCGGACCTGACGACACGCCGGCATTGTCCATCAGCGCGCGAAACGCGCCATTGGCCGCCGACTGCGGATCGCGGATGATCGCCGGCATGCCGTAACCGAAGATCGACGCCTCGTCCTTGGCGAGGTTGAAGACCGAATAGATGCTCTCGCCGCTGTCGTAGGGGTAGAGCGCGAATTTCAGCACCTCGCCCTGACAGAACCAGACGCAGGCGTTGACCGACAGCAGCGGGTCGATCTCCTCGACCAGATTGAGCCCTTCGCTGGCGATGCCGGTGACGGTCGGATCGCGGCTGGTCATCATGTGCAGCGCGATGTCCTGCATGTCCTGCGGCTCGAGCGGGCCGTAATATTCGAACACATGGTAGAGGTCGCCGGTCACCTGCTGGGTGGCGGCGCGGATGTTGCGCAACTGGGCCAGATAGGCCGGTGCGGTGGTCGAGGGGGCAAGCTGCAGCAGACGGCGGATGGCGTCCTTGTCGAAGCCGGCGAGGTGCTGAAGCTCTCGCAGCCTGCGCCGGTTCATCAGGTGGCGCTCAAAGGTGCCGTTGCCTTCCTGAATGTTGGTGGCGTCCATGTCGGGGAAGAAGCCCCAGATGTCGACGCCCCGGTAGGCCGGGCGCTCGCCGGTCGACATTTCCAGCCGGTACTCGCCCGACTCGGGATCGGTCTTCCAGCCGCGCCGCACCATGTCGCCGGTCACCGGTCCCTTGGTGACGCCCGTGCCGAGTTTGACGGCGCAGTCGATCTGGTCGCGCTTGATTGTCGAATACTGGCATTCGGTAAGCTGGTCCTCGATCTCCTTCTCCATCAGGTCGGAGCGCTTGCGGGCTTCCTCCAGTTGGGCGTTGAGGGCTGCTGCTGCGGCGGTCGCCTCGTCGGCCTCCTCCTGCGCCACGGCCGCCTGTTGCTGCATGGCGGCCACCTCTTCGGGTGGTGCCCCCTCGGCCTCGGCGGCGGGCGGTGCTGCGGCTGCGGCCTTGGCCTGTTCCTGCTTCTGGCGCGCCAGCGAGGCGGCGGCCTCGGCATTGTCGGCCAGTGTCGGCACCGGGGTCGGTTTGATCGCCCAGTTCTTCTCGTCGGTGGGAAACAAAAGGTCCTTCAGCCGGCTGGCCATCGAGTCGGACTTTTGCTTGGTGTAGTTGATGAACAGACCGGAGCGTTCCTCCTCCAGCAGGATTTGCGCGGTGGCTGCGTCATAGCGGCCATGAAGCTGTTCGAGGTCGCCGATCCAGCGCGTTTCCAGCGACTGACGTTTGCCGATGCGGGCCGTCACCTCGGCGTCCATACGGCCGATGATCTCGGCCAGTTTTTCCTTCGATGGCGGCTTTAGCTGCTGTGTCGACTGCAGGCTTTCCGGCAGTTGCCTGTTCTGCGCCGGGGGATTCATCACCATCATGTCGGCCATGTCAGTACCCTGCCTTCGCGTCAGCGCTTCGCATGCCGGAACCGCCATCCTTGTTCTTGAGCGGCGGCAATGAAGCGACCCGGTCCCATGTCCGCCACAGGTAGCGCATGCAATCCATCAGATGGTCGGCCTGCCCGTCGACAACCCGGCCGCGCTCGTCGCGCTGGTAAACGCGGTATTCGGCCTTGAACGACTGCAGGGTGGAGAAGATTTTCAACTGGCCGAGCGCCAGCGCCTGCCAGACCGCGATCAGCCCGGCTTCAAGCTCGTTGTTGGCGTCGGAGAGGTTGAGCCCCAGCGACCTGTATTCTTCCTTTAACTGCTTGCCGTCGCGCTGGCCCGATCCGCCGGACGCAGGATCGATTGCGCCCCTGATCCACTCGCCGCGCGTCTTGATCGCCGAGGCATGCACGACCGGAAGCTGCTGGCCTTTGTAGTGCTCTGAGTAGAGATAGATCGTGCCGTCGACCGGGTTCTGCGCGCCCCACAGCGCGGCGGTGCGGTTCCAGCCGACGTCGAGCGCATAGGCCTTCTTCCAGCCCCACGGGATGACGAAGGGTTTGACCTCGATGTCGGAGATCGGGATCGGGTAGATGACGCCCGATCCCATTGTCGGCTCGCCCTTGGAGCGGGCATCGCGCAGGTATTCCGGGGTCGAGTCCAGAAGCTCCTGCTTGGTCTTGTCGTCCAGATGAGGAACGCTGTCCCACCCAGCTTGTACTATGTATCTGGATGAGCTTACTTCACCCATGCTAGTCCACCCCGATCTTTGGCAGGTTAATCCCCGTGCCACTGCCGATCAGGTCGAGCAGGAGCAGGATTATGAGGATACATAGCACCACAATGGCCGCCACCTTTAGCATTTTCTGCGGCGGCTCTGGGATAAACTGGTCTACGACGTAGATGAATAAGTAGTACAGGATGCCGATAATCAGCAGATAGATGATGAGATTGATGATTGCGCCAACCATTGTTTTGTACTCCTTTATTCAGTTGCCCATCCACCGTGACATGATCACCATCATTCCCTCACGGTCCCACTTGTTGACGACGGGTCCGCCCGTGATCGAGACGAACACGGCACCCATCTGCATCGTCATCTGCGGCACGGCTCCGGGGATCGTGACTTGCAAATTGTAGTCGGCCGAGGCGTTGCCGACCGACGCCACGATCTGCTGGCCTGCGGCGTTGACGCCGACGCCCTGCCGCACCGTGGTGATGGTTCCGACGCTGGCCGTGGCAAGGTTGGTGGTGACGGTGATGTTGCTGTTGCTGATGACCGTCGGGGTGCCGCATGCTGCGGTGATCGTCTGGCTGGCGGCGGTGACGTTCACCTTGGCGACGACGCTGGGATTGCCGACAGAGACGCTCACCTGCTGGCCACTGACCGAGGCACCGACGCCCTGACCGACAGTGACGGTTCCGGCCGACATCACCATGAACTGGCCGCTGACGCTAAAACTCTTCGGCAGCGAGGCAATGACGTCGCCGACCGACGCTATCAGTTGCTGGCCCGAAACCTCGGCCTCGACATCGAAGGAGATCACCGCGTCGACGGTGACCTCGCCGACCGAGACGTAGGCGGTGCGGGGCGTGACCTCGACGCTGTAGTCGAACTCGGTGGTGACATCGCCGACGCTGGTTACGACC